CCTACAGTTTGTAAGCAGTTAGCCCGTAATGGCTGTTATCGTTACCGTGGTGTAACGACCACATCATATTTCTTTTTACTGTTTGTCTCCCAGATGATGAGCCGTCCGTTTCTGACAGCTATCTCAACACCTTTTCCTGCTGACAGGATCGTGTTTATCTCTTTGATTGCCGCTTCGGACAATCGAATCGGTATGTTCAATCGACCCTCCTAAAGTAGCACCGGCAATTCGGATGGATTTTATTCGGTCGCTTATCAATCGGATAAATCCGGCCATTCCGATTTTTGCAGTCAACACACACTTTTTTGTCGCCTTGCGTGACCCACTCAACGTGTTTCACACCGGCATATTTCATTGCCTGGACATTTGCCTCGTCCGATACCAGATCAACATACCATGTTGTCTGACGGTTCCAGATCCTCAACGCCTTGTCCAGTTCAATCTGTTTCTTGATCCTGCCTGGTGCGGCAAGAATAGCCTCTTTGGCACGGTCACGCTTGCGGTACACTTCCGTGTCGTATGTGAAGTGTGTAACTTCGTTAGGCTCGGACAGAAGACCGGCCAAGTACATATCCACAAGGTCATCGATCTCGTCCTCGTCCGGTACTTTCGACTTGTCCTCCATCAGATACAGGAGCATCTCGATGTACCGGGCAATAAACAGTTTTCTGAACTGCTGCCGATTATCCGAATCAAGTCCCTCATAGAGACTGTCCACTTCGGTCATGACATTCAGCTCGTCAAAGTTGTCAACGAGGAGGCGTTTCTTAACTCTCGCTGTCCGCTGTACCGCTCTCTTCGTCAGCACTGCCAGAGTTCTGTCCGCCAGTTTATATGCTTCAGGTAACTTCATCTTTTCCCGCCAATCGGAGTTTCAATGGCTTCTTTATCAGACCATCCAAACCGCTTTCTCGACTGCAGCAAATGAGGACTAACTCCAATAATATTGGCCCATTGTGTTGCGGTTTTTGTTTCACCATTGTACGTGATTAACACATTGTTTCTTCTGTTGTTGTTCTGTACTTTAAGCGATACCCATCTACAATTATCTGGGCAGTAGTCTCCATTCTGGTCAATTCTATCAAGTGTGCAGTCGCCATATTTCATTCTTTCATCATAGCCGCTTTCTAGCGACCACTTCTTGAAAACAGAATAATCATCTTGCCATTCTTTGCACACTTTTACACCGCGTCCGCCATAATTATGATAATTCTTGTCGTACGCTTTGTTGCACCGCCGCTTCATATCACACCAAACCACAAACAACCTATCGTGTGATCCCCCGTGTGTTGTTCCTCTTTCTCTGAGCTGTTCGTTATGTAAACAACCACAGCTTCTTGTGTGACCCGATCTTAAGTGGCTAGTTGAAACAACGGATTTATTTCCACAATCACATTGACAATCCCATAATCTCTGGTATGTCTTTGTGTACCCGTGAAAACCAATTACGGTTAATCGTTCAAATTTTTCCCCAGTTAAATCACAAACCGCCAATTATATTACCACCCTTTCGTAATTCCCTTTTTGAAAGCAAGTGGAAGGCGGTAGGGTTTCCGCTTTTCGTCCCGTCGGACTATCCACTTGTTTTTAACTAACTATAGATTTTCGTCCTCTGCTCCATTTCCCTCTTCGGATTGTACAATCGCCGTTCTCGCACGGTTCACCTCGTTCATAAGGTCATCTTCCTGTTCCAGTTTCTTCTGCTCCTGATACGCTTCGTACGCCATGGCACCCGCTTCCGGGTCCGTCATGATGTTGCTTACCGCATACGCCTGGATGGGAGGTGTCCCTGCAGCAAGCATGGTCGTGAAGGACTGGACCTTGGTCAGCTTGTCCTCGTAGCTGCGGCGACCAAATTTCGGCTCCACATCGGACACGGACAGGCCGGTCAGAACGTTTGCATCCTCGCATATCTTGAGGATGATCTTTAACGTCTGCGTCTCAGCTTCAATCCAGGACGCTTCCGTTTCAAGCGCCCTCGCCTCGGCATTCCACCAACCATTTTTCAGGATGACAGCGCCGTTGTTGGAACTGTCTGCAGTGTTCCCGCTCCCCTGTGACGGCATACCAACGATCTGCAGGATGGTCTGGTACATATCGTCAACGAGCGTCTGAGTCTGGCCCTGATCGAGCTGTTCGGACAGATAGTACACTCTGCTCTGCCGACCATCGATTGACGGAGGCAGTTTGATCGCTCCGAGATCCTTCAACTCAAGGAAGTCTTCGCGTGTTATGTCAACTCCCTCAAATACCATCAGAGCCTGGATAAACTGCTCGATGCCGTCAAGACGGTCGCTCATTACCAGGTTATATGCGTCCAGAAGCGGAAGAACAACTTCAAATGCGCCCATGAAGATATTGTTACACGGGTACTCCACAAGCGGAACCATCCCGAAATTGTGACGGACAGGGGTCCCAACGATTCTAGATGCAGACATGGGCGTACCGTCAATGGTATACAACACATTGTCCGTATACACGCTGTAGCGGACACGGTTCTGGTTCTCATCCAGAAACACATAAGTCACGCCCATGATGACCTTCTTGCGGACATTGTTGACTTTAACAACAAACGTGTTCTTCGGGTCCGGGATGTATATCTCAAACGGGGCCTCGTCCAGCAGTTCCTTCTTTGCAACAGCCTCGGCAGAGTCGTTCAGGATCAGTCTGTACCCAACACCGTTGCAGAACATCTTCCGGGCCAGGTCATAGTCCTTCGACCGCTTGCCCTCTGATATCATCATGGCGTTGAGCTTCTCGATCTTCTTCGGGACCGCTTTCTTACTGCTCCTGGACACATACTGGATCGGTTCACCCGCAAACTCAGCAGTCTTGAACGTGTTGATCTGGTTTGCTATGTTCACAACGACACGGTTGCAGACATAGTCATTGTACGCTTTCTTGCGGTCAAGAATGGGCTGAATGCCCCGCTCGTACTTCTGGAGATACTTCTCCTCGGCCCGGTTCTTCGCATGGATACGAAGAGCCTTGTTCAGTACGTCGATGACGTTATCGTCCGTGATCTCGGTCACATCGGTCAGAATCTCTCGTCTCCCGTGCAGACTCATCGGAGCCATCACGGACACGCCCTCTTCAGTTGTCGTGGTCGTGGTCGTACTCAAACCCCGATACCTCCATAAAGACCTATTTGCACACTATAATTATATTCCAATTCGTATTCATAATCAACATAATTTCAACTAAATGTTATCATTTTCGGTAAAAAACAGGCTCAAAACGGTCTGGAAAACACTTCGACCTTGTTTGTAAAGCGAAACGCCATGTCACATACCATCGAGCAGGCATCCGCAGCGTCATCGTGTTTGGCCGCTTTCCCGGTCACAGTGAACGCAAACATGCTCGTCATGAACATCTGGTACGCTTTGGACCGCTTTCCATCGTTTAGAAACACCATGCGCTCCCGAATCTCCGGTGCCTTGTCGAAAATCCTCTGACGCTTTCCGTTTCCGGTGAAGTGCTTCGTGTTGATTTGCATATTGACCCGGATGCCATCGTTCCGAAGCATCCTGTCGATATCTTCTCCATACGACGCGGTCATCTTCGTGCCCTCCACTTTGACCGCCTGCACTCCGTATCGTTTCACTGCATCAACGATCAAAGGCTGAGTCACGTTCTTCTCGCCATTGTCGTACACCACGTCAGCAACGTACAAATCGTCCCCGAACTGGTACACAACGGGCGCGGCTGTGAAGTCTCCACCGCCCCATGCCGGGTCCACAGCCATGAAGACGCGGTCGGGGTCTCCCTCAGGCAGAACGCCGTTGTAGTATCTGAGCTGTTCTGGGGCGAACACAGCACCGTCTCGCTCGATGGGCTGGCCCTGGTACTGCGCCATCCAGCTTGCCATGTCGTTGTTCCGCTCAAAGCTGGCCCGTCTCTGATGATAGTAGTCCGAACTGAACCCGACACCGTAGTCATAGTCGAAGTTGCTCTCGTCCTCATCGTTCAGCGCAGGCGTGTTCAGGACCCGCCATCTGCGGTCAGCGTATTTCGGGTCGTTTTCAAGCAGGTCGATACGGACCCCCTGCGGGTCAACCAAGGACCACCTCGTTCCGATCCACAGTACCTTCGCCGTTTCCTTCGCCCTCGGTAGCATATTGTTGTCCACTTTCAACCACGCACCGGCCAAACGGTCCTTGTTCATGGCCTCCTCGATACCGCTGATCAGGTCATCGCCCACAAGATATCCGTTGCAGTCACACGCACCGTTCAGCGTTCCGTACAATGACCGGCCCGTGAACGAGGCGTACCGTTTCTTGCGGTCAAGGTTGATGAGCAGGTCCTTCGCATTCGTACTGGCAACAGACGTTGTCGGAAAGATGTCCCTGTACGCGTACGTCACTTTGTCGTTCAGTACCTCAAGGATGCCGCTGTACAGGACCCCAACCACACTGTCCGTATACGAGCAATACAGATTGCTCCGCTCCGAGTTGCGACCCATAACCCACAGAAAGAACATCATCATGAGCGTGGACTTTCCGATTCTCGGCGGACACGACAGAAACAACTCGTCCAGTTTCCCGTCCTCCATCTCCTGGAGCGCCCTGCACACGGGCATGAGATGCTTCCGTCTCGGTTGCCAGAATCGCTCCTTCACCGGCCTGTTCCGCTCCAAGGCCAGCATGAAACAATCAAAATCATACGGAGCGGCGAACAGAAGTGACTTCTGGTTGATGTCGAACATCTTCGCGCTGCCCTGCTCAATGGCGTATCGCCCAGACATGGAGCGGATCTTCCTGTTCCACTCCTGCGCCAACTCCATGTCCGTATCGCCCAGCAGCCGGACCGCATCAAACGCATCCTGCATCGCTCCCGCATCGCTGAGATCACGCTTGAACGCCATTTCAACAAGTCTACACTTGTCAACCAAACACACTCACCTCGATCATATCAAATGTATTCCGTATAGTTATTATCAATTAAACTAATTGTAATCATATTAATCAAAAAAATAGGACAGTACCGTACTGATACTGTCCTTTCTTTTCCAACCGGACATGGTACGCATCGCTGAGAGGCGCGTCTGGTTGGGTGCCGACCAGAAGATCACAAGCGCCGTTTACTTCTGTCATCGGTCTTATCAAATCCGGCTCTATCGGTCTTGACCCGTCCGACTTCCACGGATGGAGCGTCCTCCAGTATTCGGTTCGAACCTTTACGAACGGCTCCAAACTATAACCACATTCCGGCCAAGAACGCAGTCATTACAACGCTTGCCGTTAAGAGCGTTTCCGATTCGCACGGTTACTACACTTATTTTACGTCCGTTGCTGACACCCTTTAGACGACCGCACTGTGGGAGCGACCCACAACCTCACATCCCGGAGGCGGTCACGGCCATGCGGCATATATCGGAATCTTCGGCAGTTTTACGTCAACCTTTCCATGCGGACGTGTCATTGTCTTACCATAAGTTATCTGTGGCCTCCACCACGACCATCAGAACAAATCATCTGGAATCGAACCAGAATCCCTTCTCACCAGACCTCGACAAACGAGACGGAATCGAACCGTCCTTCTGGTACTCCCGTATGGACTCGAACCATCATCTTCCGATTATAAGTCGGATGCACTCACCGTTGTGCTACGAGAGTATAAAAAGCAAAAGCACAGTAGGATTTCTCCATGCTACTCTACGCCGAGACACACGTTCTGCGTAGCCACACCACATCCACGCTCTCTATAGTCTCGCACTTCGAGGCCCTGCTATGCCCTTGCTTCCCGCCTCGTCACATCCTGATCGTTCGCTCCCCAGGCTCGCTACAGTCCGCATACAAACTGCCGGAACCGACATGACTTGGCTACTTAATTAATCCTGGCGCTCGTATTAATTGCCCGGTATGCCTCCCAGTTTATCGCTCTGGCAGGGGTCGCGCTGCGGAGTATATCGTTTCATCCGCAGATTTTGGAGCTGACGGTTGGATTCGAACCAACGCCCTGACGATTACAAGTCGCCAGCTCTTCCACTGAGCTACATCAGCGAGTTACTTGTGCGAGATGCTTACACGCCAACCTGATTGCTAACCGAACCTCATCGATTCGATCAGAAGTGTATTGCTCCGAACCAATCGCACCGCCAAGCTACCCGTCTGGCGTGTACATGAGCGAGGCGGTTAGGGAATGCCAACCAGGTTTCTCGTAAATCTAAACCGGCGGTTTGGATCTGCATCGATAGTGAACACATCGAACACCATCTTACCGCCTTTTTGTTTTTTCGAAAAATTTCGGCACCTCATGTTTTTGAGACGGACACAATCGACCCGTTCGATGAGGTCAGTATCACATCCACCTCATAAGCCCAGATTATGTCCGGCCCACTACTCATTCACTTTTGCTTATTATACCATCGATGCTGTCCGAGTTCAAGTGATTCATTATGGCACATCACACACCCCGCACGTAATGATCCGCTTCGCTCCAGGACAAAGACCATTCCTGCTCGATGGCATCCGCATCACCACAACCTCCATCAACTCGCTTGCCACACTTCCCTCAATCAGAACGATGACAGGTCATGTCACCCCCACCCCGCTGCACCCCAATTCCATCCACCATCTCGCCCCTGACCGCTCTAACTCGATTGCGGTTAGGGGCCTTTTTTTCTGTTTCGGGTGCAGACGGGGGTGACCCGGCGATCACGGGGTGGCGGCATACCCCCGGGGGTGGATCAGGCCCGAAAATTTCCGGGGACGGTAATTTCCCCGGCGCAATATCGGCATAATAATAAAAATGCCGAATAAAAAGCCGAATTTTGCCCCGCATCCGTGCCCGTTAACGGTAATTTTCGTATTGTGTCCACGCACGGAACACAATTAAAAGGTTTACATGTATAGTCCTTTTACGGTTTACATGTATAGTCCTTTTTTGATTGCATGCAATGTCGTATATGGTTTACACTTGTAAACCATTTTTGGCGCGTCAAGTATATATGCTTTACACTTCCCCCCACATAATCAAGCCTATAACAGAACTTGATCTTAAATATAAGTATATCTTATATTATGACCCTGAAATTGTACTTGTACAATATATACAAAAACAGGCCCCACATTTTTACACTTGTTCAAATGAATTGCGCTTGACACTCTTGTACAAGTGTATTATCATGTACTTGTACAAAACAGTACAAACATTTTTTGATATGGGGGTTATCACAATGAAAAAGGTCGACGTTTACGCAGCGTATGATATCAAGTACAATGGCGGAAAAATCTTTTCCCCTGTTTTTGGATGGATTGCGCCGTTGCTAGTCAATGGTAACTCAAAATTGGGTAAAGGTGTATGGACCTTTTCAACGCTCGCAGGAAACAAGGTTTATACAATTGATATTGGCGGAAAGTCTTTTTCCGTTCATGGTACATGCCCTTGCAATTGTAGAGGATGCTATGCACAAACGGGCAATTACAACTTTTATAGTACGAAAAAGTCGAACTTTATCAAAACATATTTGTCCCGTTATTATCTCGACTATGTAAAAAATGCTATTATCGCCCAAATTCACGCGGATAAAATCAAATTGTTACGAATTCATGCGAGCGGTGACTTTTTCAGTGTTGATTATATCAATATGTGGAAAGAAATTGCTACAACCTGCAGCACCTGCGTATTTTGGGGTTATACAAAAAATACAACCGCCGAAAAATCGTTTGACAATATCGATAACACAAACATTGTCAAGTCGATTATACCCGGCTATGGTTTTAACTTTGGGAAATGTGGCTACATTATAAAAGTGTACAACGCGTTGAAAAGCGCCGGGAAAACCGTTTATATTTGCCGTTGCGGTGTTGATAAAAATCAGCATTGCACAAGTTGCAAAGGATGCAGCCAAAACGCGTATGTGCTGTTTATCGAACACAGTACAGGTTATATAGCTGAGAATGACATCGATTTTCCCGAATTGAAAAGCATTATTGAAAATCAGCCGGCAATTAATTAAAATGTTTTTTTAAAACTAATTTGGGGGTATTCACAATGTATCTTGCATATACTCACATTCAGTATCATTCAGACGGCACCGCAACGGTTTATTTTCAGAATAAGATAACCGGCGCGGAAAAAACGCAAGTATATAAAACAGTTGGGGCGGCCCGCTGTGCCGAAACAAAATTTTTCAATCGTTTTTATCGCGTTTACGGACACATTGATAATAAAAAGGGTGATACAATTGTATAAAGTTATTGCAATATTGCTAATTGTGTTTTATTTTTCGCGCAAGTACAATCCGCAAGCAAAACAAAAAAAGAGAAAACAATATAAAATGCATGCAGCAAAGCCCACACAAGCCCAATTGGAAAAAGCTCGAATACAAAAAAACAGACGGATTGAACAGGAAAGAAAACAGCGTGAACAAGCTGAAAAACGGCGCGCAAGGGAATTAAAACATTTTGAAGATATTCGAGCAGCGCGCGCCGAAATGGGGCAAATCGATGTATTAATTGACCAATATAGAAACATTATTGACCAATACGAAATAGAACTAGAAAAGGACACAACACCCGAAAAAAGACAGCTTCAAATCATGGAGAAGCTAACCACGCTCGAAACTAAAATACAGAAATTAGAACAGCGTAAAGCGAAATGTTATTACATATCAAAACATTGACAGCACGCCCGCGGGAAATACCGCGGGCGTTTTTTTACATTGCATGCAAAGCCTGCAGGCGTATTGCAGGCTTTTCCCCTGTCAGTATACCGGCGTGCGCTTGCACGCCGTACAACGCGTTTAACGAGCCTGCAGGCGTATTGCAGGCTTTTCCCCTGTCAGTATACCGGCGTGCGCTTGCACGCCGTACAACGCGTTTAACGAGCCTGCAGATTTACCAGGGGATAAACCTGTTAAATATATCTAATTTAAATTAGTCGATTAAACTTGTGTTAGTTTAACTAATATCGGTTCGAAACACTAACAATAGTTAGGATCGCTAACCGGCAATCTCAGAACAACCTGTCATGGTGTTAGTTGTGTGCAATTAGTTCATGTCGACGTGCATGCATCTTTCCATGCCCCGAATCGATCCGCCCAAGTCATATATAACCCCTTCTGCGCTCTTCTGGGCCTGGAAAAAATTTTTTCAAAAAAACCCCTTTCTGCTCCCTTCTGCGCCTTTCTGGATCTTCTGCAAAAAATCCATTTCTGTCCTTTCTGTGACGATCAGAGTGGACACAGTCAGGTCCTTCTGTGCATCTTTTCTGTCCTTCTGCAGATCGCCCTGGGCGGGCATAAAAAGTCCTTTCTGGACCTCTTCTGCGCCTCTTCTGCACCCACAAACGGAGCGCCCGCGAAGCTGTACAGAACAGTCCTTCTGCTTCTATTTGAAGACAGTATAAAGCCGGAGCAGATCGCCCCGGCTTACTGTATATTTTCTGATCATGTCCTTTCTGGGATGTTGTACATGTCGCAAAAAAGTCCACGACGATTGCTATAACCGCCCACCTGAAATATAAACCCTTTTACATTTGGATCACTTATATCATCATAATTATTGAAATAGATTGTTACATTGTTTATGTTGTCAATTTCACTTTCTACTTGCCACATGTTCGTTGCATATAGTGACAAATCCTTTTTGAATATTTTCCGTGCCACCTCTGTGTGCATGACTCCTTCTGCATCGGTATATGATACATACAGACTGCATGTGTCGTAGTAATACTTCGGTTTCATTGCAGTTCCTTTCTGCCTCCTTTCAACCCAGGAGGCCCTTGATGCGGGCCTCCTGCTCACGATCGTCCGGGATGGTGTAGTCGTAACCATCCCGCTTGTCACTGAACCGGTTCACCGTGAAGAACCAACGCCCGTCAGGAAGTGCGATCTCCATGACGATCTGGCGTTTTCCAGATGCACGGAACCATGCTGCGATCTGGTTTTCGAGACGCTTCACGGTGAATTTCTCACCGTTTATGTAACCTGCAACGGACAGGCGGTGGAGTTGATCGGCAGTTTCGTGAATAGTCATGGTGATGACCTCCGTATTAAAGATTTGCCCTCGTGACCTCCGGGGCGGGATTTGATTATCCGATCCTGTTCAGCGCATCCCGTGTGATAATCATGACCACATCGTGCTTCTGCTGGTCGTTGAGGCTGTTCCACTTGCTTTCACCGTAAACGGTGATGTAAGCCATTTTAATCATTTCGATCATCTTGTCGGTTCCGGTCATTGTTCTGTTCTCCTTTCTATTGTTCCCTCCCCCGGAGTGGAGGGATTTGATTCTTACTTGCCTAGCTGGTCAGCGATCATCTCCAGCATCTTGACCCGCGTCTCATAGTCGGGGCAGTTGGTGACAATCTCGCGGACCTCATCGGGGAGGTTCAGGACTGCAAGCGGTCCACCGATCCGCTTTATAGCCTTGTTCATTCTCTCGATCAGCTCATTGGTCATTTTCAAATCCTCCGTTTCGTTTGGGGTCAACCCCTTAACTGTCTATTATTATACACTCGCACAAGTGTATTTGCAATAGTAATACTCACCAAACAATCGATGATGTACTTGTGCAAAACGCACACTTGTACAACAGCTCTCGGTCTGATATAATAATACTTGGAGGTGATACCATGCCAATGAGCGAGGCCCGGAAAAGGGCGAACAAGAAATGGAACGACGCGAACCTGAAAGACAGGTACGATCACATTCACTTAACAGCTCCAAAAGGCTTTCTGGATGAAGTGAAAGCGGTTGCGGAGATTGCTGGTATAAAGAGCGTGAACGCGTTCATTGTTCAGGCTGTGCAGGAAAAACTAGAAAAGCAACAATAAAAATAAAACGCCCCGGAACAGTCTCTCTTCTGCTCCGGGGCTTTCTACTACTATCTTTCTGTCTTGAATTGGTTACGTTTTTTACTGACGATATGTAACCGGAATTGGCGACTTCACGCCTTGATGATATGCTGACTGATGATATCCCTCCTGGATGTCAGCGGGTCCTTCTGGGTCTGTTCTGTATTGGTTTCGTCTGCTTATGTCTAACAATATACAGTCATTACAGCTTGTGTTGTTTATGTCCTTCTGTCCGGTCTGGATGCGCTGGGACGGTTCGACCGGGATCGGAGCCTATCCGAAAACCGTCCCTTCTGCGCTGTTCTGGTAGGGTGGAATCACATCCCTTCTGTGATGATGCTATGTTGACGGGAACATATTTTCACCAGTCACAGCATCACCTCCCGTTCTGTTATGTTTCGTTCATATCGTCCACGTCGATGACCACGGAGGACTCGATGCGTTTGCGCAGCTCGTCCTCGTTCGCCTCTTCTCCTAGCGGGTTCTGAGGCGTAACGACAACGTCCTGGACATCCTTGTACCCAAACATATTTTTTCCGAGGAAGATCCCGCTGGCCGGATTTACCTTGCCGTTCATCATATAATCCTGCCAGAGTTCTTCCAGGAGCATAATGTACTCTTCTACGATTGGTTTGTTCGTGCTTTCTCTGTACACGCCCAATTTCCAATTGTTCAGAGTCTGACGGGATACACGAAGCCAGTTTGCCATACCGACCATGGTTGGCTTTCTGTCGTTGGCAATGCAGAAATCGAAGTACTCGTTGATCCTCTGTCTGACTGCATCAGGATCATCCAGATCGACCGGTGGCAAGTCAATGGATGCCCGGACCGCTGCGAGATATCTGCTATTATCTCCGGGATCCACCTGACTGATATTGTACTTTTTGTAAATCTCCTTCTGCTTTCTTTCGACGATGTCCGTCACTTGGCTTCTCGACAGAGGCGTACCGGTTTCCTGTGTTGTCTGCACAGGATCACTTTTTTTCTCCTCCGGCTTTTGCTTCCTCGGTTTGCCCGGACCACGTTTGAACGGAGTCAGTTCCGGGGATGCATCAGCCTGGTTAGGTCGTTTCTTTAACTCCGGTGGCAGCGGAGGTCGACCACGCTTCCTCTTTACGGGTTGTTCGTCCATGTATAATCACCTCGTTCTGATTGTAATGCTTTGTAGGCCTTTCTGTGCGTTCTGCGGCGTTTTAGTGTCGGGGGTATATCTATATCACCTGACCGCCTCGGAGCGATTCTACGTAAAAGTTTTCAATAGCTACATGTAAATTCTCGACAAGCCTCGGCGAACGTTCTGGTTTCATTGTTATTCAATGGGAACCTGTTCGAATTTTGTGTGGGTCGCAACAGACTGCATAGTTTGTTGCCGTGAGCGCTTGTGCTTAAAATTAAATTAAAGTACATTGATTATCAATGAGCTAATAATATTTACATACTCTTTACGTTGTTCGTTCTTGCCGCTCTCAGCCGTTCTGCAATTTCTACTTTCTGTTCGTCGGACAGAGTTACTTTCCGTGGCGGTTTAACCTTTATCCATTTCCAAGGCACTTTGAAGTAAACGCTGTTATCCTGATTCATAGCAACGCACTTCACCTTGTCCGGGTATTCTTCTGCCAAGCGGGACAGTTTAAGTTTCATGCTATATTCCCCTGTGCTGATCCCGCACGTTTCGTTCCCGGCGATGTGGTCGATGGTTGTCTCGTTGTATGCTTCCATGGTCACTCCTCCTGATCCCTTCTGTTATCGTTCTGTTCTGCCGGATGTGTGGCGGTCCAAAGCAGTCCGCCCAAGATCCATGCGATGGTTGGAATGAAGACAAACCACCAGGATTTATCGAAGCGTTCTGTCAGTTTCAGGACGATCAGGGCCACCTGCGTCCCGGCCATAGTCAAGTCAATGTACATTAGTTTCCTCCCTTGCTGTGTTCATCAGTATTTTCTCCCTTCTGCTTCTGCATCAGCTCATGCAGTTCTTCCTTGTCCTGTTCGGTCACGGTGTTCTGGCCCCGGAGCATTTCGTTCCAGGCCTTGACGAATGCGTCATAGTACTCATCGTTCTGCATTAGTTTTCCCTCGTCCACTTCGGTTCTGTATCGTCCCGGTCCATCTCCATCACGGTCATGATGGCGTAGTTGGCCAGGTCCAGGAGCGTATCACGGACGGACTCGTCAGCAACGTTCTGCACCGCATTGCCTCTGGTCAGGTTGCAGAATCTGTTCAGCTTGTCCATGAGCCGGATGCGGGACATGGCCATACCCTCCTGGATGAACGTCTCATGGAACGAGTTGCCGTAGTCCCTGTTCTTCTTGTCATAGATTCTGTTCAGTTCGTAGCAGACTATCTTGTGCCGCTCGGTATTGGAATTGTAGTCCATGGAATCACTCTCCTTCTGTTCGTTCTTTTCGTTGAAATTATCATCAAACGCAAACGGGCACGGTTCATCACGCGTTCTTATGATGTTATCTCGATAACATTGAACAAAGTAATCTGATCCGATATCACAACGGACCTGTGCGTGAACACACAAATTACTGCATCTCATCATGTCATATCAGTTCCCTTCCTCGTCAGCCTCTGTCTGGTCAGTTTCTGCTTCGTTATGGTATTGGGTGTGTTCGGTCCTCCGTCATAGACATAGTCGGAGTCCATCCTGACCGCCCTATCATCCCAGTATTCGTTTGCACCGATCTTCCTTGTATCGTTTCCCCACTTTTTGATTAGGAACTCAAGGTTCTCATTGACCGCATCGAACGTAAGGCCCCACGATTCACACGCTTTGACCGCAGCGTCCAGGATGGGACCGTCACGGCAGGTCCACAGGATCAGTTTCGCACCGTTCTTCTGTTCGTCTCTGGCCCGGTTGATGACGTTCCAGTTTGGTTCCCCTACGTCCGGCCAGTTGTTGGTACAGAGGCATCCGTCGAAGTCAATCGCAATAACCTTTGTCATGTCTTCATCCTCTCCGGCAGTCCCGGCCTCATCCCGTACACAGCCTGATAGAATACATCAGCGGCCTCAACGGTCCGTTCTCCTGCATACCTGATGCCGCTCTGTTCGATGCGCTGCCAGAACTTCCCGTGGTTGATCAACGTCCTGTCCGCATCGTCCAGTCTCGATTGCATTGCATTGTACCGCTTCACGGCATCATCCTTCTGTTTCTTTCCCATCTGAGCTGTGACCGTCCCGGCGTTGACCGCTCTGTAGATGTCCCGGAGCCGGAACCACAGGAGACACTCCGGCTCGGTCAGGTCCGTGTCCGATGGGACCGTGCCGGTGTAGGCCATCTTACTGATCTCCTCGACCGTCATCGTACCGCTCGGCCTCCTTCAGCGCTTTTCGTCTGAGGTACTGTTCATGGTTCTGCTCCTTGACCCGATCAGGGTGAGCCGCCCTCCATCGCCTCATTTCTGCGGCATGTTCTGCCCGGTGTTCCGCTCGGTACTGTTTCATGTACTCTTTTTTATCGAACATTTCAAAACCCCCACTTGATTATTTGTCATTCACATGATATAATGGATAGGGTTAGTATTTAGTATTTAGTACTCCCGTTTCTGTTGTAAAAAATATATATCATATACATCCAACCGTTTTATTCGCAGTCAGAGCAAGGACTCCTGGTCCACTTCTGACTGTTTTTCTTTATCTTCATCTGCAACGCCCGGAAGAGGATCTCCTGCTACATACCGTTCGCACCGCCACGACACATCCCCTCTCTGATTGCTCTCCCCGTTGCAGCACACTCCGAACCATTCGTGGTACCACTGGCATCCCGTACACGGTTCCGGGTCCCATCGGCTGCGGTCCTTATGCTTGTGTCGTTTCATACAGTTTCTTCTCCTCTTCCTCCTGATCGCGAGGATGCCGGTCGAGGTATTCGACGGTAGCTTGGTTTACTACCGCTGAAAGCGTCACGTTCAGTCTTCTGGCTTTCCATTTCGCTTCAGAAACGATGTGAGCGTCAATGTACATCGGACAGAACATTCGACCATCACTTGTAAGTTTCGCCATATTATCTCCTCTCTAGTAACGCTTGGTAACGTGCGTTTTGATTTTTCCGTTACCACGCAAAGCCTTGATATTACTGGGTTTTTGGCACATGGTAACGCTGTTTACGAGGTAACAGAGTTTTCTACGCGCACGGGGAATTTAATATATACAATTCAAATTCAATCAATTTTATATTTCTAATCCCTAGGGGGTATATATAGTTTCGGCGTTACTTCCGTTACCCCGTTACCATCTGCATTCAAAACGGAAGCTCCACTTGCCCGGAATCCATTGGTACAAGCGGGTTTTCTGGTTCCTGGCTCATTTTCAGCCGAATCACACGGGTAACGGACCTGGTGCCCGGAATCTTCATCGGCCAGCTCGGACCGTCACGTCCTGGCAGGATCTTCCCTGTCCGCTGTGCCCATGACAGGAACGCTTTTGCATCCAGTCCGGCCTGCTTCAACTCACGGTCAAAGACGGACCTGATGATGTAGATGATGCCCTCCTCCTCGTCGATCTTGCCCCAGAACTCGGTCTTGTTCTCCGGGTCGAAGTGCATCGCATTGGAGGCGATGTAATCGAACAGCCAGTCCAGTGTCCTCTGATTGACATCGATGTCGCCCTTACTGAGCAGTACGGATGCCATGTCCTCCACGGTCAGGGCCAGACCGTCCTGGAATATCAGTTCTGTGGCGATGTGGTCCGCAGCAAGAATAGCAGAAGCTGACCCCGCCTGTTTTTCTGTCACGTCATGCTGGAGAATCTGGTGGTAATAGTCCTTCTGCAGCGTCCGAACACGGTCCATATTGGACGGATCCATAAGCCACTGGACGAAGACCTTCCCGGCGTGACCGTAATTGTGGTTGATGATCTCACACAGCCCAACCAGGTCGTGATAGATTTTGTCCGGAGCCTCGATCTCGATGACACGGTTCCGAGCGCCACCTCCTGACAGCGGTTTGATGATGGTGTGTTCGCCGTTTGACAGGATGACGTTGCGCCATTTGGTCTGTTTCCGCAGGCCACCAGACGCTTTTCCTTGTGACTTGCTGACTCCCTCGCAGAGCTGATAGATGATATCGTCAAAGTCCTTCACGCCCTGACTGGCCTGAATTTGAAGCTCATCAAGGCACATCGGAAGGTTGTTCAGGAATCCCGCTCTCGTCTCCTGGGCGAACCGGGTCCCGTTGAACGTGGTCACATACTCGCCAGGTTCGGGACAGGCCCACACCGATGCGGCGACCATCAGACTGACCGTCTTGCCGTTCTCGGACCCGCCCCAGGCATGGACCATAAACGGGAGCAGACCGCACGGCTTTAGGATCACGGACGCAAAGGACGCAGCCAGATAGTACCGTGCCGCTGTCTTCTCCTCGCGGACACTTCGGATGATCTTCTTCCATTCGTCAAAATCACCATAGGATTTGACAGCATCGAACATGGAGCCGAAGTCATCCTCGCCGTCGAAGTAGATGTGGTCCACATACGGGCTGAACTCCTGGAATCCTTCCCCGACCCATCCGAGCCGCTTCACGGACTTCTCCTCTTTCAGCGTGTCATAGTTGTACTGCTCCATGTCCATCAGGTAGGCAGACAGGTCCTTGTCGTTTCGCTTATTGACAACGATGCCGTACTTTGCCAGACCGAGGATGCCGTTTGCTATGGTGTCCTTGGGCACGATGTGCGTCTCGTCCTTGATGGTCCCTTCTGATGTGCCTCGCCGGTACCAGATTTCCAACAGTTCCTCGCCTGTATCCACGTTCTTAAACCTTCTGACCGGGGCAATCGGATGCGGACAGATCACACGCTGTACGCCAAAGCCGTCATAAACGGACACGCCGGTGGGATCGCACACGTACTTCCCGGACGCAAGCTGTTGTGTCAGCGGAAGACCTTCGAACTCCGTCACGTTGGACCCTTCTGGAGCAACGTCGCCGGACATGGATTTGAGGTACAGCTTCCACAGATTCACAAAGCCCCGGATCTTGACCGCCGCCGCCTGCGCCTTAACCATCTCCATCACCTGCTGCATCTTGAACGGCTGGTCATGGAACTGGTACAGGAACTCGTACGGTTTGTTCGACTGCGTGAAATCGTCCGCAGTGAATTGCGGAACAATCAATTTATCAGACAAAAACCATCACCTCTCTTTCCTCTCAAATTCTCTCAGCCTGTCCGCCGCATCCTGGACCTCTTCCCATGCGGCATCGATGTGTTTGCAGGCGAACTCGTAATGTGGCGAGATGTCATCGTACGGGCCTTTGGGAGCCTCGTCACGCATGATTATGTCCAGGGCCGCATACTTATCATATGCGGCGCTGTAGGCCGTGCAGAGCGTCTTCAGCTCGTTTCTGCGGCGTTCCTGCTCCCGTTTGCGGATGTATGCCTGTCTGTCCGCTTCCTGCTGCTGTGCGTCCGTCAGGGGACTGTCAATTGGCAGATGCAGTCCAAAGTCACTGTTGATCTTTCGGATGGCATCGTGAAAATCCAAATTAAACAGCCCCATCACGAAGTCGATCACGGACCCGCCCTTGTTGCAGACGTAGCAGTAGAACCCACGGTTACCTGGATAGATGTGCATAGACGGCTTCTGGTCGGCGTGAAACGGGCACAGGGCCTTGTTGTGACCGTTGATTGGTATCCCGTACATGTTGCAGGCGGAACGCATTGTGATGGAGCCTTTTATCTGATCTGCATAGTCCGTCAATCGTCCCGCCTCCCTTCATGGAACCACCCTGCTGTGTACTGTCTGCGACTGTCTCCCTTGCGATACACTGTACATCCTTTGCCGTACGGACACGGTCGCTTTTTGTTTTCGATGCCTATGTAGTCACAGGCATAAATCGGTCCGCCGTCACGGTGCCAGATAGTACGCCATCCGTAATAGCAATCCTTGCATGGATAGTCACTTGCCGGTACTTCCGAAGCCATTTGCACCACGCTCCGTTTCCGGGAAAGAATCAACCAGTTCCATGCACGGTGTTATGATGGGCACGATGACAAGCTGTGCTATCTTGTCCCCAATTCCGATGTGGTAAGGAACGTCGGACAAATTGTACAGTTTCACAACGATGCTGCCAGTATAACCAGCATCGATCACGCCCTCGGAAATGATGCCGTGTTTGACGTTCAGCCCGGACTTGGACTTGACCATACCGACATATCCTTCCGGGATCTCGACATGTACGCCCGTGTCGATGACGTGCGAACCGACGTTTACATCTCCCCACCAGTTTCGGCCCGTTTCCGGGATAATCGTATCCACCGGGGACAGTAGGTCCAGTCCCGCATCGACCGAATGCGCTCTGACCGGAACAAACGCCCCGTCATCAATCATGATTCTCATACGGGATCGCCTCCACAAATTCGCACCCGGTGCAGCGGATGACAACGATGTTTTTGTTCTTGTTCTTACCGTAGGCAAACAGACCGCCGCCGCACAGTGGGCACCGATGCTTTGCTTTGCTCCGAACATCATCGTGTGCATCACGGATCCTTTTCGTGTCCGCAACGATGTCCTCCACATTCTTCCGTGCGGTCTTGACAAACTCAGGGTGGGCCGCTCTGATTCTCGCCAGAACGCTGTCCAGATCCAGTTTCGTATATGCCTCGGCACCTTCCTCCGCAAACTTCTCAATGCGGATCTTCTCTGCTGCGAACCCCTTACCGCACAGAGCGCACTCGTAGTCTTCTGCTGCTTTCTGGATGACAGCGTTTGCGAGAGCTTCCACTGCGGGTTCGTGGAGTTCCGATTTCCGCTCCGCCTCTTTCCAGAGTTCGTTCGACTTGATGCGTAGCTTTCTCCTGCCGTCTCGGAGCAGATCTATCACAACGTCATACGCCTTGTCCGGTGCATTCTCGCCAGCGGCAGCATCAATCTCGTTCTGATTGCGCCGCCGTGCCATGTCCTGCATCATGGCGGTCAGCATCGTAGTGGCACGTTCAAGCACCATGGACTCGGCCATCAGTTCTTCTACGGTCATTCTTTCCTCCTACATTTCAAACGAGCTGTCTTCAAGCAGCTTCGCATTATATTTGGGGCGTTTGATTTCGACGAGAGGGCAAAGTCCATCCCGCATATCCGTTTCGGACGGTTTCACAGGAAATCCTTTTGCATGGCATACACAAGGATAGATTTTGCCATCGAACACGCCCTCATATAGAAAACTACACTCGCCGCAGTTTTTCGGTATCTCCATATCCCTAATCAGTACTGCCATTCTCCGCCTACGATTCCGTCATGTACTGATACAGCATTTCAAACCAGTCAGACAGGGCCTTGGCACGACCAGGGGACTGGACCAGAATTCCAACGACCGCCTCTGCGTCAACCTGATCACCATCAGGTATGATCTGCCCCGGCTCGTACTGCTTGCTTGTCGCAGACAGGACAGCTACGATCCCATCGCAACCAACGTCGGAACGGTTTGCGGACAAAAGCAGTTTCCCATCTGGCACGACTACAACCGGGAACTTATTATTCCTCTTCGCCATGATTGTCCTCCCCAAGATTGCACACGGTTTCTATCGCGGACATAACGCCCTGGAGATAACCTGCATCGCTCTGCTCATAAACAAGAGCGTCCGAAATGATGCGTTTAATCAGTTCAATCTTGTCCATTTTTATTCCTCCTCTTGTAATCCTTCCAGTGCTTACACGTTCCGTCCTTTTCCTTCCAGTACGACCCGGCGCAGTAGATACCGCAGATATCCTTCCGCATCCGGGCGTAGTGGCAGGTGATACACGGGTTCAACTGTTCAGCCACAATTCGTTCACTTCCTCATGATTTTTGTTTCGGTGGAGCCTGGGTATGGAACCCCCCCACCCAGGCGAGAAACAGCGATTCTCCGCTCTCATAATCGGCTATGTGCGGGTCAGGATTAAAGGCTTTGGTTCCTCGTCCGCTTGGTTCTCCCGACACCGCCACAGCCAGTACGTCAGGTATTGCGCTCCCGCTGAATGGGGTTTGGTTCGTCTCTGTCCTTTGGTTCTCTGAGCATCCAGAGCCACCAATCGAGCATCGCCGCCCCGTGTGTGTGTGTGGAGCGCCACCCGTCAGCAGTTGCTTATCCAGTACAGAAAGTTCTCCTCCGCATTCATCGTCAACCGCCACTGGAATTCCTTTCCATACTTGTTCGTTCTCGGTTCGGCATGAGCCGGTGCGGAGGTTTGACGTGTTGCTCTGCTTCTGGCCGCAAACTCCAGATCCAGAGGTCGAACACTTGCCGTCCTGTCCACTCGTCCATGCGCGGTCCGCCTCTCTCTGCGGTCCGTACAGCATCATCCACTCCTCCAGCGCTTCTTTCCCTGATCGCATCTTCATCCATCGGTTGATATCCGGGTTCGGCCTGTTCGCAGGTCGCATGGCCGGAGCCGTCTCCGTCAGGCATTCCATGCGACCCATCCTGTGTATATCGCTGTACCCCCCCCGATTAGTTTCGGCTAATTCTCCAGATGCCACCTTGATTTCACCGGGGTGGTTCTGGATCATTTTGTCGAAAGCTCGGATGTACAGCTCTTTGTACCTGGGCCAGCGCTCAAAATCCCGTAGCATACCGGCACGTCCCTGGAGCGGACAACCAACACAGCCCAACCGGGTGAATCCCTCGTCATACAAGCAGCAGTGCGGGACCTTTGCGACCTCATTGAGAAATTCCCACACGTCCTCGTCCTCCCAGTCCACGATGGGATTGACCGTGGTTTTTCGCTTGGCATAGCAGTGTTCCACCATGCGGCGCGATTCGGCGTTATCGTCCATAAACACAAGTCCGCCATTTTTATTGACCTTCGTGGCGGTGGCGTTTGCCTCCATCGCCTCCTTATGTAGCTTTTTGCTCTCTGTCTGTATGTCAGCTACACCGTGCAGTGCTTTTCTCCGGGCGGATTCGGCCCACCGTACACCGGTGACAACCAAACGTCCACCCCCCCCGGACTCCTTCAGCGCAGAGCAGCAGTACCGGGCCTGTCGTGTTGGGGGGATCGTGTGGTCCGCGATCAGGTTCCACATGGTTATCTGCCGACGCTTCCCGGATGGAAGGTTATACTTCGGATTGTCCGGCCAGTAGTGCCGCTCCCACTCTACGTCAGGGTATTGCTCTTTGATGAATCGCATCAGCTCCGGCGGATCAACAGTCGTGACGGAGTAGTGCGCGTCGAATTTGACCCCGGCCATCTTTGCCAGGTGGTAGATGCACTGACTGTCTTTTCCGCCAGAAAATGCGAGGTAGTAACCTTCTTTCGGTTCAAATGCTTTCAGCCGGTCGATGGCCTTTTGGACCTTATCGACGTGACCGAAAAGTGTATCTTCAAATAATGCCATTTATTCTCCTTCCGTTTCCGCAGGGCTTTTGAGCCAGTCGAGCCAGCAATTTTTGCATCCATTATCTTTGCACTTTACTTCACTATCAAGAGCATGAACGCAAGCAAACAAATAGAGTTTAGTTGCCAGCTCCTCATCGCTCATGGCCCGGATGCGGTCTGCGTTGGTGATAGGCAATCCTATGTTTTCCCTACCAACTGCATTTAGCTCTGTTATCTTAACGCTCCCGGATTCAATCATCTTCCGCACCTCCCACCATATGAGCGCCGCAATTGCAAAACGGCTGCTTTTCTATTTCCCACCTTCTACACAAGGAGCATTCCCATCCATATGGAAGCGTTTCGTTGTCGCTTGTGGTTTCGTAATGCTGAATCCACTCCCCCTTGACATTCTCCCGCACATCGGCGGCGGGGATGTTCTCAACAAAATTAGCCCCGTCTACGTCATGAGCCATACGCAAGCCTTTGACCGCTATGTCCTTGTCGATGTACTCAGCCATCGTCATCCTCCCATTCTTCAAACTCCGGGCAATCGGAGCCTTCCGGGTCATCCATATCTTTTCGGCAATCCTCCACGAACCAATAGCCTCCACCGTAGCCGTCAGCATAGTCCATGATTGCGTATTTGCAATGCTTGCAATCAGCCATCCCCGTCACCACACTTCCTTCTCGCCACGAGCTGATTCACGGCGCACATGATCGTTTTGGCCGTACCGTCAATTTCATAGGCGGTAATTCGTCCGTTCTTTGCGTAGGACAATCTCATGGCCTTTTTCAAATCGTCCATAGCCTTTTGGATATCCGATACTGTAACAATAGGCTCAACTCCGACCATCCCCGTCACCGTCCTTAATCGTCTGGTAGGCCATAAAAGCAAGCCACTGGTAATAGTCCGTATTGGCTTTGTTCACATACCCTTTCGGCGGGTAGTTCGCCGTCAACGCAAGTTCTTCGAGTAGATTTCGGTTCCTGAATTTCTCGCAAAGGTCTTTCATGTGGTCTGTCATTCCCCGTCACCGTCCAATCCATACATCAGATCATGGTCAAGGCGTTCCATCAGCTCTGCTCTGAGCTTCTCCAATGCGTCTCTTGCTCCGACAGCACGACCATCGGCAAACCCCTTGTCATACTGGCCACGATCATACTGCAAAGCCTTAATCAGCTCGTCCCGGTCAACTTCGACATGGACATTTTGCACTGCCTTAAAGACTTCGTTTTCAAGGGACATCTGCATCTCGCCGTGGATGATATTGATAGGTGATTCATACATCCCCGTCACCGTCCTCTCCAACATCATGACGGACAATCGAAACCGACAAGGTCGGGTCTGCATAGTATTCTTGCATGATTGCCTTGCATAGCAACAGGGCATCTTCCAAATCCATGTTATCGGCAATAAGGCGGTCGTTTGTTTCAAAGACAGCATATTTCTGTTCGGGCATTATGCGTCACCGTCCTCTCTTAATGCGGATTCATTCGGGTTCCGAATCTTCACCAAAGCCATAACAGCAACCGGAATCACCCTCGCCGTTCCATTGTATTCGTAGCAACAGAATTTTCCCGCATCGTCTATCCCGGACAGTTCAAGAGCAGTTTTCAAGTCCCGCATTGCTATCCGCATTTCATCAATAGTTGGCTTCATGCGTCACCATCCTTCCCAACGCTCCGATATTTGTCACAAGCGTCCCGCATCCCACAGAAAAAGCACATTCCATTGAGCGCATAACAACGATTGAACAACACCCGGAGCATATCACTTTGATCTTCCGCAGGTTCTTCCGGCTCGTCTATTCTTGGGAGCTGTTTCAACACCCTCACAGGAATGACATATTCCCGTAGATCACTTGACCACTCATACTTAGTCAGAGCATCATCAAGGTATATCAACTCTTTCACTTTCGTCACCGTCCTCTCTGCGCTGGCCCAATGCACAGTAAAAACCGTCAGGTGTTATTACGCCGCTTAATATTGGACAGGCTCCACGCTTGTCACGCTGAACCACACACTCCCGGCATCTGACCACCTCCACCGCGTCCACAGCGGGGATGGAATCAAAATACTCCACGAGGTCAGTATCTTTTGATGCCGAGAATACCTCGCCCGTGATAGGTGATTTGCAAATCATTAGCTCGACTTCGTTTTGAAACGAAAGCACATCACTCAGCCGCACCAGCTTGTCATCCATCGTTTACCCTCCTGTTCCATCTGTCTATGAGCGCATCTAAATCGCAAAGATTCTCGTTCGCCGGGAGTACCGCAATCCCGCAGTTCTCGCAAACTATCACAAATTCGTTAGGAAAAACATATTCAATCTTGACCTCGTTCCCGCAGAACGGACACGGCTTCAGTTCATTCTCCATTGTGGGCCTCCTCATTGTACGGGCATCCTTCGCAGTTGCTTACCAGGTCCCCGTCCTCGTCATAACTGTAATCGTCTCCAAGTCCTCTGCACTCATAGCAGTAGTCCTCGTTCATACCCCGATAGCCTCCATAACCTGCCGGATTCCGCCCAGCACCGCCTTCGCCTTATCTGCCGTAAGACAAACTGCATCACGCATACACTCCGCGTTGGCTTTCTTTTCTTCAAGTCGTCCCATGCCGGATATGCAGGTGTTCAGCTTGTCGAGCATCGCAAGGCACTCGCTCAGAATAGCGTCCGTCTCACCCAGAATTGCGGAGATCGGCGCGGGGTTCACGGGCGTTTCAATGCAGTTCCCAGTTGTGAAGTTCATTGTTATCCTCCTCAATACAAGTCAGTTTGTTTATCTGCCGCATCGAGCCGAAACTGACAACGGCATCATGCTTCTCGCACTCGGCAAGTCCAAAGTCCCAATACCCGCCGCCCTCTGCTTTGATCGGGTCCTGTCGGATGTGGAAGTGTTCACAGTCCTTGCAATTCATTCGTTGTGGGCATCCTCACAGTTCATACCGTTCCGCTTCTTCTCGCGTAACGAAGAAGTGAATACCCGGCGCACATTCGTTCCATCGGTTTGTGTCAAACTCCTGCACAGGCTTGACCGTCTCGCCCACGCGATAGACAAAATTGCTGTCGTGTCCGCTTCTGGCCTCGTTGACCTCGTTCCCGTCCTTGTCGTAGATGGTCAACACAACCGCCTCGGATGCTCTGCACTTCCGCCCGGATGCACTAGACCGCAACGCCGTATCCGGGATGAGGAGTTTCACAACCACTCCGCCCCTGCATTTCTTCCATGCCGTGAACTCCCCATCAGACGGGCAGACAGGCGGCAGAAACAACCCATTCGCATTGTTAAGATAATAGGCTCCGTACAGGTTGGCTCCGGACAGGTTGGCTCCGTACAGGTTGGCTCCGTACAGGTTGGCTCTGGACAGGTTGGCTCCGTACAGGTTGGCTCCGGACAGGTTGGCTCTGGACAGGTTGGCTCTGGACAGGTTGGCTCCGGACAGGTCGGCTCCGGACAGGTCGGCTCCGGACAGGTTGGCTCCGTACAGGTTGGCTCCGGACAGGTTGGCTCTGGACAGGTTGGCTCTGGACAGGTTGGCTCCGGACAGGTCGGCTCCGGACAGGTCGGCTCCGGACAGGTTGGCTCCGTACAGGTTGGCTCCGGACAGGTTGGCTCTGGACAGGTTGGCTCTGGACAGGTTGGCTCCGGACAGGTCGGCTCCGGACAGGTC